TGCACGAGCCGAAGGTTTTGAGGGACTATCAACTGTTGCAAGGAATATTCTTAACGGAAAGTATTACGTGCCTTCAGACGATGAAGTAAGAGGTTTCTAAAACAATGGTTCAAATCAAAACAATCGATGAACTAGAAGCACTCTATTATGGACACAATCGCAACCTTCTAAGAAAAGCAGACGCACCAGTAACAACCTCGACAGTAGGCACATTTAATGCCATTTTCGGGGCATACGCATGGGCACAATTGAACCTTGAGGCAAATGCTTTTGGTATTTTACCAAAGTATCCTTGGGACAAGTCTGGTTGGAGGGTCATAACTGCAAAACCAGTTCTGGGTACTACAGCAAGTGGAACAGCTAACAACAATACGGTGTTAGGTGGTACAGCAGAAGGTGGTTTAATCGCAGATACTATCAAACCAACACTCCAAGAAATTGATGTACGACCAAAGACAGCACAACTGCCTTTCAGTGCATCAGAAGTTATGGAATGGTTAGCAACACACTCTAAAGATGATATTTGGGGAGGCTTAGGCTCACTCAGATTATTTATGGCTGTGCAGCACAAAGAATTCCTTAATAGAATGTTACTAGCAGATGTTGAAGCAGTAGCAGCAGCAGGTGGAGCAAACACTGGCTCAAAAGACTTCGAGTCATTAGATAGAATCGTATCAAGCAGTGCAGAAGAAGCAGTAACAGGTGGAAGTGGTTCAGGACATTATGATCCTTGGGCTGCAAACGCAACTATCGATAGAGATAGTGGAACAGACTTCGACTCAACTGTAGAATCGGCATCAGGCACAATCGGAACAAATGGAGTACTAACTGATGATACATTAAGAACTTTCCTTAGAAAGATTCGTATCGCAGCAGGTAAAGATCCAAACGTTTTCCTAGGTTCTCACGAAGTTTATTCTGAAATACAAGGGCTATACATGCCTTCTGTCAGGATTCCAAATCCTTACGGTGAAGCATTAGTACAAGTCGATGTAAACGGAATACAAACATTCAAGGGAACTGGAGTAGGCATTCACGTAGATTCAATTTACGGAATACCATTCATACCAAGCAAAGACGCACCAAGCAATTCAGCAGACTCTGCTGAGATCGGAAGATTATTTGCACTGGACACGTCAGACGCTGAAGGTTATGGATATCCAAGAATAGGAATACAAATCGCAATTCCAACCGAATATTACGAAGCAACTCGAAGAACACCAGCATATCCATTCGTAAACAACGCCTTTGTGGAAAAGGGAGTTTACAGAACAATGGGAGAAACTGTGTGCAGACACTTCAAATCACAAGGTAAGATTAGAGATATTAAACTTTAGTCAAACCAAAATCTTTTTTTTTATTTTAAGTAACACTTAATTTTAACCTGCAAAAGTTTATATATGCTTAAATATAACATTATTAATGTTAGCATATATTATAGTGGGAGTGGTGGTCGGTTTTATTTTACTCATGTTATTAAGAAGAACCAGTGGTAATGCCCATTTTGACTTTTCATTAAAGTGTAAAGAATGTGGTTGGCATAAGGGCATACTAAAATGTATGAACTGTGAAGATAGAAAGAAGGATAAATGGCGATAATCTTTATAAGTGTAAGATAAAATCTCAAATTATGACAATACAAAATATCTCCGAAAAACTGTCAAAGGTAAGGGATTTGATACTCATAGTCCTATTTGGAAGTATTCTAGTGGAAGCAGTCACAGGAATACACCTATTAGGCAAATGGTGGCAATAATCTTTATAAGTCTTTAGGTATTTCTAATATCTATGGCATTAACAATCAGTACATCGGATTGGACAGACGCTAACGTGAGAAAGACACTCTCATGGCAAGCTGCTTTGACTTCAAAGTTGCGAGTGTATGCTATCAAAGTTACCTTCGGGGCTTCTGATAACTATGCAACGGGTGGTGTTTCAGCCGACTTAAAAGTAAGTCGAATTAAAACATTAGTCGCAGTAATTCCGACTTATAATAACAGTCGGCAAGAAGTAGTATATGACAAAGCAAATCAAAAAATTCAACTATTTGATGTAGGTGGAAACGCACAATCAAAATTCGTTGAAGTTGCAAACTCAAGCTCAACGTGTAACTCAAAGATATTCGAGTTTCTAGTCATAGGCTACTAGAGTCCAAAAATAGCCCTTTTTTTTTCTTAAAGTTTATATATGACAGAGATGGCTAATAGGTATGGTAGAACTAAATCATAATGTAGTATCCTTTAACTCAGACACACTTATAAAAGGTTCACATGGTGTTCTAGTAAATGTTTATGTCTCAAAAGTAGGTTCTGGAAGCAATAAAATTCAATTCAGAAATGGTACAAGTGCAAGTGCACCAGTGGAATTTACAATATTTACTGCAGCACAGGGAACTTATGTAGGTATAAACAGAAGATTTGAGGCAGGGATATTCGCAGATTGCGATGGCACTGCTGAAGTTACTGTAGTCTTTAAGTGAATATCTTTAAATACAAAGTAAAACTATTCTATATATGGCTACAACATATTGCTCTGCAGCAGATGTTTCTGATTTTCTCAGAATCCCCATTACTGCTACTAGTACTCCTAATACGGCACAGGTTGAAAAAATCATCAACCGAAAAGAAGTAGAACTAGAAAGGAGAATTGGTCACGCTTGGAGATCAAGGAAGATAACAAGAGAAGTTCATGATTTACCGTTACTTTATACTTATGGTTGGGGTACACCTTTATTCTTACAACACAGAAACATTTATGAAATGAGTGCTGCTGAAGGCGACAAGATAGAAATATGGCAGGGAGCTTCTTCAGAGTGGGAGGATATTTTAGGAAGTGGTCAATGGTATGATATAGAATATGAGTATGGCAGATTATTCCTTAGAGGTTTTATATTTTCAATTTTAAGAAAGAATAGATGTAGAGTTACATACAGATACGGTGGTGAACAGTTTGCAGGTGATACAGATGTACCACTGGATATAGCAGACTGTGTAATAAAAATGACTTCAATAGAATTATTAAATACAAGTTTCAGAATGGACGAACTCCCAACTGGTGGCATGACAAATGTATCTGAATCCAAGAGAAAGTGGGAGGAAGATATTGAGAAGTGTATCGACAATAGAAGGGAAGTGTTCGTCATACCATGACCGTTAAAAACTTTGATTACGGTAATCTGGAAGACCATTACGGAACAATGGCAGCGAGTCTGTTAAGATCCCGTGGATTTAAAGCAAGAAAATATAAAGGTCAAGTTAAAGTCGTAGTTCCAAAAGGCATAGGAAATATTAAGATACAGAAAGCAGATAACTTAATGTCATTAATAAAACGTGTAGAGGGAATGTTTATGCCTAAAGAAAATATATACGAAGAACCACCAGATGCAGCAATAAATAAAAGTGGTCAGTTTCCAGAAGAAAAATTACCAGAGGATTGGTCAAAATTCATATTACCAGCAGGTAAAAACATACATGGTAAAAGAGCCGATATAGACAGGCTTAAGGAGTGGGTGGAACAAAAAAAGTTTTTAGGAAAAACCCATGACGACTTGTTAGAAGAATATAATGAACTAAAGGGTAGAGAACAAGATACAAGACTGTCAGGAAAGCAAAAGAAAGACTTGATAGATTCTATAGCGTTTAAAATTTCAAGGAAGATATGGTATGTGGGAAGAAAACCTGCACAGATGACAGATTGGGAGTGGAATGAAATGACCAAAAGAATGAGACCACAAAAAGGTTCATACAGTAGAAATGAAAAATGGACTAACATGAAATTTCCTTATACACAGGCATATATTTACACGAGTGGTACATGATGGGAACAGCAATCTATGATGCAGCAGATACAGTATTATCATTACTTAAAGATAATTGGACTGCTGGTAGACTTCCAAATGTACAAAAGGCATGGACTAAAAGAAGCGTAGGTTTTGGAGACAGTAGAAGTCCACAGATTATACTTACACCGAAGACAGAGAATGTAACATATTTCGGACTTTATGGAAGTGACTTTTGGCATGATGTTACTCTAGATTTGGACATAAGATCATATCAAAATGATGTCAGACATAATAATATAGTAAAAGAGGTCAACAAGATAATAAAGGCTAAAATACGTGGTGCAGACGATTATACAGATATTAGAATAATAGCATCATACTCTCGAAGCCATTATATGCGTAATATGTTCAATCATATAGTCACTGTATCCCTGAGAAAGTTAAACCCCTCATAAGTAATCTTTAAATACAAACAAACACCATCAGTTATATGGTACGAACTGGTGCATATGCATATGTCAAATATGGTTATGAATCGACTTTTGGTGGAAGTGCTACTGTTGATAAATCATTTGGCGTTAAGACAGCCGTTACTAGTCTCACTCTTGGTACAAACAGGCAATCACTTTACAAACTCGGTC